AAAATAACCTTCCTCTGGTTCTGAAGAGAAAAGATTTGAGAAAACCTTTAGTATCTTATCGAACGTATCGTTAAAAGAAAAGCCATCAAGCGCAGCGGAAAAATTTTCAAATCCCATTTTTTTAGCAAGCCACGAAACACCATCTTTCAATAAATCTAGTGGAACAATAAAGATACCTTTCACTAATTTAATCAAACCTGCGGACAATCCATCCAATGCTTTTTGACCAATACTACGAGTATCATTTTCTCCTTTAGAAGAAAACCCTTCAATGAATCCAGAAACAAAATCAAAAACTCCAAAAAGAATAGCAATTAATTGTCCGACAACAGGTATAGTTTTAAATACCGACAAAAGTTTTGGAGCGAATTTTAATATAGGAGCGATAAGTTTCCCAATCATTCTAAACGGACCTACAAAAATGGTATCAATAAATGTTCCTACAGACTTAAATATTTTTCCTACAAACTTTATGCTCTTACCTATTTTTTGAAAAATCTTACCAATATTTTTTAAAAACCCCGAGCCATCTTTTCCAAATAATCGAAAATAAGCAGCTACCTTAGTAGCAAATTTGCTAATTCCTGTTATAATATTTCCAAGAGATTTAATTGATTTGCCAAGCATTACTGTACGAAAATACTTGTCGATATCTAAAGCATATGCTGTTACCGCAGCAAGAATTGCAGTACCTAAGATACTACCAAATCCACCATTCATGTCTTTTAAACTATCGAATAAACCTTTACTTTCATCTTCAACAGTACCAGCAGCGCCGACAGTTTCTCCGGCTTTTTTATCCTTTTCTTTTAATGCTTCAAGTTCCTCTCTCTTTGCGTTTTGCTGGTCAAACAACATACTATCCATCATCACTTCAATCATACGTGATGTATTTTCAGCAATCATTTGAAATGATTCGAGCATAGGAGCGAGATATTCTGTTTTCACAGACTTGATGGAATGTGATCCGCTGTTGCGATTTTGATCACCTTCATCTTTCATTCTTTGAATTACGTCTTCGAATGTAGCACTGGCCATTATTTCTTACTCTCTAATCTTTCTTTTTCTTCTTCTAAGTATTTTAATAGCAAATGAACATATATCTGTCTTTCAAATGGTATCATTTCTTCCAACTCAGTCAACGAGTATTTGTGATGCTGCATTAAACTAAAATTTGTATAATACATATTCATTAAAGAATCATGACTGAGCATCACGTAAAAAAACTTTGTAAACCTTCAAGTCGAATTGATTCAGTTTCACCACATACTTTACAGGTAAATTCAATATCATGATATAATTTAGGCATTGTATCAAAGAAATTTTGAATTTCACGAAAATGGTTTTGAGAAAGATTTTCTAAAAATTCCATTAACTCTTGTTCAGTAAAATCTTCATAAACGTTTTCTTGGTCAAATACATTTACAACACATGAGGCAATTGTTTCAAATACATTTTCAATCTCAGACTTTTTATTGTTCACACCAACGAGAAGTTTATTCAAGTCAGGCGATTTTAGTTTAATTCCAATACCATTGTCAAACTGAATCACATCTTTATGTTCTTGATCAAAATGAACTTCAATATCATCAACGTTTATTGAAACGTCTGTGATTGCTTTACACTCACTATTTTTATGACCAACTTTAAGTTCAATAACTTCTCCTACAGATTTGCTCCGTAACTTTAAAAAAATATATTCAACATCATATGAAGTAAGTTTTTTTACATTCACATCTGGTGTTAAAATACAAGACTCAAGAACATTGAGAATTGCATTTTTCATATCTTTTTCTTCGCCGCTCTCAAGAGCAATATATAGATTTTTTTCTTCTTTAACTAAAAATGGTCGAAACTTAATTGGGTCCTTAGTCGATGGAATCAATGTTTCAAATTCAGGCGTAGTTAGTTTTGGTAAAGCCATATTATAATCTCCATATTAAATTAAAATAAATTTCCTATTTTTGGTAATCCAGTAAAGTTCACTCCAGATTTTCTTCCAAGTTGAGTCATTAGTTTTCTTGGATTCAATTGTGTTTTTGCTTGATTTTTAATACCTGCAATACTAAATGGTAAGTTCAATCCACCAGCAATTTGTAATCCATCTTTTCCAATGCGAAGTTGTGTTCCTAGTTTTGATTGATCTCTTTCTTCATAATAACGATATGAGAAAGTCACATCAAGTTTCATCATTTCAGCACCAGAAGACCAACTGAGTGCCATTGCATTTATGTTAACTGGATATGCATCAATCAAATCAACTGCGTATGTTTTAAACCCTTGTTGATCGAGTTTGTATATTGTTATGCCTTTTTTACAAACATAATCATCATAGTATCCCGAGTTAAATTGTTTCTTCCTATCATCAGCATTTAATCCTGGGTTGCGATGCAATCCACCAATTAAGTCTTGCCAGCGCATAAAGAATTCACGCTCTCTTAAATCTGGACTACAGATAATTGAGATAGGAATATCAACATAATTGAGTTTTGTGCCAACTTTATATGGCGCTCCATAATCAAGATATACAGAGTTTTGAACATCACGACCAGGAATAATAGCACTGTTGACACGAAGCATCAATGAACTTGATAATCCAAAAGAACCACCAACTTTTGAAAGAATATCTCCCCCGATCTCAACTTCAAAGTCGCTTGGTCGAGCAAAGCCAACACTATGCATTTCGGCAGTAAATGCGTCAATATTAAATGCCATTTTATCTTCCTTATACCATTGCTCTTGAGTCACGCCAAACTTTTGACTTGGAACTCTTTTCGAAACGCTCTAGTGGTAAGAACAATGCTGTATCCCAGTCTGTAGAACTAATCTCTAAAAAACGACCACGCACATGTTGATTTAAATACATTTTAAATGTCGGCTTGTAATACTTGCTGATGCCTTTCAATATATTATAGCTGAGTTTCAATTTAGTTGAATCATCATATTTGCTATTTGTCGTTAAATCATATAAAGCATCCATCAGTTTCGCACGAAGTGGTAGTGGTAAATAATGCAAATTGATGCCATGAAACCCACCAGGAACATTCTGCACCTTAAAGATTAACGGAAACGTATCGTAATATGGTAGCGTCTTCTTATGTTTTGGATCATAACCAAACAAATACATCTTTCCAATAGCGGCTCGATTCTTCAGTTGTGTACGATCCTCTTTCATTAATGACTCAGGTGTTACTGATGTTTTCTTTGCTTCTTTTCGAAACCATTCACGAGCAGCATTAGTTCGAGCAGGAATCTGACCAGCACGAACACCTTTTGCTAAAATAGAATCAAATGTATATGCAACCAAAGTAAATCTCCTTTTACTTATTTATAATCAAAAAAAGAGTTGACATGATTGTAGAATAGAGTTATAATAGGATTGTATCCTTTTGATACTATTAGTTACTTGATTCCAAGTTCACTCTCGGTAAGTATTATAAACTTGTATTTACGGTCTTTACACCACTCTAATGCTGCATCCCATTTATATCGATTGACCGCATATGTCTTGACTTCGTTGATATACTTACGAGTCATTTTCTTTTGAATACGTGGTTCTTTTGTTTGTGCTGATGGTTTAATCTCAACAATCCACTCTTCAATACCTTTGTTTGTTTTTATTTTAAGATATACATCAGGAAAGTAACGATGCATCTTACCATCGATTGGGCTTCGATATGGTATAACATGCTCTTCGCTTGACCATTGAAGAACGATATCCGTATAGTCACACCACTTGAAATACTTTAATTCCCATGATGATCTATATTGAATATTCGTTGGGTCTCCTCTATACTTATGAGGATTATGTGGTATATATTTGCCTTTAAGCGTTTTCATTATAAATATACAAAACAGTTTCTAGTCAAGGATATTTATAGATGGCAGATACATTCCCAGTCTCTTCGCCTCCAGGAAAATTTTCACCAAAAGATGAGCTTGCAGCAGCATTGGATACGGGAGGAGAGAAGAATATTTCTTTTCCTAAAAATTTAGTTGAAATTGATCATTGGATGGCGTTTAGAATCCAAAGACCAGAACTGTTACGAAAAGACGATTTCCCAATCAATGAAGATATGAAAAGAATCTTCCTTCCTCTTCCTGCTTCTATTGGAACAAACTATTCTCATAATTATAACACAGAAGGAATTGGAGTTGCAGGCGCAGCAGGTGCAAAACTAGGCAGTGCTATGGTTTCTGGTGGTATTACTGGCGTAGTGGATAGTTTAGCAAATGTGACAAAAAGTTCAATTGTAGATGCAGGTATGTACTATGGATTGCAAGCAGCAGAAGAAAATGTAGGATCTTTTGTTGGTGGTGCAGTGGGAAGTATAGGTGGCGGTGTTGGAGCTGCGGCTGGAGCTTTGGCTGGTGCAGCGGCTGGTCAAGCACTGAAAGGTGGAATTGCTGGTGCGGGTCTTGCTCGAAACCCATATATGGCAACGATGTATAGTAATCCTAACATTCGCTCACATAGTTTTAACTGGAAACTTATAGCGAAATCAAGGGAAGAAACAGATATTATTCGATCAATTATCTATGCATTCAAATATCATTCTGCACCTGGAATGAAATCTGGTAAAGAACATTTTTTTGACTACCCAGAACAATTCGATATTGATTTTCATTATGATAAGTTTCTATACAATATTGGACCATCAGTTCTTAATTCAGTTGCAGTTGAGTATCATGCCGAAGGACAACCGTTGTATCATGATGTTGAAATAGAAGGTGTGAGTGAAAAAGCGCCACTATCAATTACTTTAGGATTGCAATTTTCTGAAGTTTCTATTATTTCCAAAGAACAAATTAAAAAACAAAATAGGTAAGATAAAATGCCATTCTTTTTTGCAAATCATCCTTCGGTATCTTATGACGTTCAAAAGAACGGTGTGCCTAATATTGTTCAAAATCCTCTTGTTCGATTCAAGTTACAACAAGTTCTTGAAAATAGATCGGCGTTATACTACACTCATAATTTACAAGAAGGTCAGTCGCTTCAGTTTATAGCAAAAAGATATTATAACGATGTTACACTTGATTGGATCATTTATATTATTAATGATATTATTGACCCATACTACGACCTTCCTTTGGACTATCAACAATTCACTGCGTTTGTGAAATCTAAATATAACTCAGTTGAATCTGCATTAAATACAGTGCACCATTATGAACAAATCATTCAAACACAGTCTGTTCTTTTTGATGGTACTATCGTTCCAGAAAAATCAATTATAGTTGATGAAACAACATATAATGGTCTAGCAACAACAGAGAGACGTGAAGTATCAAACTATACATATGAAGAACGTCAAAATGAAAAGAAAAGAGTTATAAAAATTTTACATAACGATTTTATACCAAATTTCTTAAATGAAGCTGAAAGTATTTTTGAATAATGACAATACCATATAAACCTGGTGATGTTGAACTCAAGTCTTGTCTTCTTTATAATTATAATAAAAAAGTTATTGATATTAGACATTTGACTGTTGAGTTCAATATATACCACGATATATTTGATCACGGGATAACGTGTGAATTAGTTCTTGCTGATTCAAATGGTATCGTTGAATTCATGCCTATAGTTGGTGAAGAAACGCTTGTTATTTCATTTAAAACTCCAACGTTTGATAATTTACTTACATATGTTTTTCGAGTATATAGCATAACAGATAAAAACAAATCAGAACAAAGATCCGATGTGTTTGTAATTCATGGGGTGAGTCAAGAAGGTTTAAGCAATCAACGAAAAGGTGTAAAAAAGTCTTATGTTGATTTACCAGCATCTACGATTGTCAAGTCGATTTACAATGAGTTTTTAAAACCAACAGAAGAAGAATACGGAATCATTAAAAAGAACAAAGTTCTTGAAATTGAAGAGACAAAGGATAATGTTTCACTCGTTGTTCCCGACAAGAAACCGTTTGACGTCATTAACTATCTTGCTGGAGAAGCAGAAAGTAAAAATAATCAAGAAAGTTTAGCATCAAATTTTATTTTCTTTGAAGATGCTGATGGTTGGCATTTCAAAACGATTGATAGTATGTTGACACAAGATGCCGTAGAAAACTTCTTTCTTGTTGATGCTCAGGTTGAACAAGAG